GCAGTTAGTTCTCCGCACTGTGTGTACACCGGCTAGCCCACGCTACGGGCCTTTACTAATTTTGGAGAATAACTATGAGTAATTTAAAGACAATAGTAAGGGGTGCATACGACATCCAGAAAAACAGAATCCAGACAGGCAACCGCTTGGTGGGTAACTTTAAAGCTAAACTTGGGCAGGCACCGAGTGAGAAGGAAGACACGATAGACAACGACGGGCAAAAAATACTCGCCGATCTACGTAGGTCACACAAACTTCTTACCGATGGTGTAGCTAGTTTTCCGAGGCAGTCTACGTTTAAGGGTGATGAGGTAATCAGTGATTACACTGAGCTATGTCTAGTAGATAACTACCTAGAACTTGAGACCCAAGAGAAAAACCACTTCAAGCGGTTAGGTAACATACTGAAGGGCTACCCTGTTTACTCCGAGTTTCTTGAAGGGGTACGTGGTGTCGGTCCTGCTATGGCAGGGGTAATACTTAGTGAAATAGATATTACCAAGGCCGAGTATCCTTCGAGCTTACATAAGTATGCAGGGTTAGATGTTGCCGGTGATGGGCAGGGACGCAGCCGAAAGAAAGAACACTTGGAAGAAAGCGAGTACGTGGATAAAGACGGCGCTGTTCAAACTAAGAAAGGCATTACGTTTAACCCGTTCCTAAAGACTAAACTTGTTGGGGTACTAGGCTCTAGCTTTGTTAAACAACCTGCGGATAAATGTAAGTACCGTAAAATTTACGATGACTATAAACATCGCTTAGAGCACATGGACGCGCACAAAGAAAAGTCCAAAGGGCACAGGCACAACATGGCAGTACGTTACATGGTTAAGATTTTCTTAATTGATCTGTACAACGAGTGGCGTAGCCTTGAAGGTCTACCCGTTGCTCCAACATACAGTGAAGCTAAGCTAGGCAAGGTGCATAAGATCGCCGCCTAAGTAATCGAGCCAAAATAATCAAGACAACCAACATTTCGTAGCGAGTCACAGCAAGCAAGACAACCAATTGCGAAAAACGAGTCGAAAGAGACGAGACAGCCATACCGTAGTAACGAGTCAGCTATTCCAAGACAACCATGGTGGGCAAACGAGTCACTGACTAATAGACAACCAATGTAGGAAAACGAGTCAGAACGGGGAAGACAACCAATGGAGGAGGAACGAGTCATAGGCAAAAAGAAACCCAACAACTGCTAGCGAGTCATACGAACGGAGACAACCCTAACAACGACACGAGCCATTACATGGAAATCACCCAATCGGTTATAGCGGAAAGGCAGACGATGAAAGAAACCCAAGTATACCGAACGAGTCACTGACCCGAAGACAACCAAATAATGGAAACGCGGCATAAGACAACCATACAGGTGGAACGAGTCAATCCATTATAGACAACCAGATAAAGCAAACGAGTCATTAACGTGCAGACAACCATCGAAACAAAACGAGTCATATCTGCGAAGACAACCAGACAATATTAACGAACCAACAAAGGAAAACAAATGAGCGGTAAAGGTAGTAGACGCAGACCCACGTTCGTACCGATGCACGAGTTCGGGGAGAACTGGGCAAAAATCTTTGAGAAACCAAAACAGAAGGAAGAAAAGAATGATATATGCACAAATGGCGAAGCCGACCGACCCACTGCCAAAGGAAACAGCCCTACAGAAACAGACGGGCGGAACGCATTATAAGAACATGGCTATCCAACCTGCTGAGTATGCAGAGAAGAACGGCTTGTCCCTGCTAGAAGGTAATGTAGTAAAGTACATAACTAGGTGGAAGTTGAAAGGGCAACCCTTAGCGGACTTAGAGAAAGCTAAACATTGCATCGACCTACTTATTGAGATACATAACGTCAAATGAAAATAACAATAGAAGTAGATGGTACTGATGCCGAAGAGATTATGGCTATGCTACAACGTGCAAGCGAAGCGGTGGAAAAGCTAGAAGCCATACTTCAGGAGTTTGAAGATGCTGATAAAGTGTAATGCCGCAGACCATCTGTATTTGATTGACGACGACCCCGTGCGAGCTAAATTATTTAAAGACAACAGTGCGCGGTTTGAAGACCCGTTTCATGTATACGCAGAAGTTAATAATGAGACTGGAGAAATAGCCGCAGTTGTTTGTGTAATCATCTGTAAATTTGTACCGCAAGATGAGTACCAACTAAAATTGATTGCTATGGGTAAAGTCACACAGATCGAAGAAAAGCTAGCAGAACGTGAAGAGATGTACGGCGAGTTGGGCACCGTGTTGTGCCCTTACTCAATCTGGTCATACCAGAAAGGACACGGCAGGCAGCTAATCAACAACCTATTAGAGGCTACACCTGTGATGCACCCAGAAGTGGACGCGGTAATAACTATGTCCCCACACACTCATACCGCCATGAAGTTTCACTTGAGTAACGGAGCAGGTATATTTTCTTCTAATGAGAAAACTGTTAACTACGAATACGAGGTTCCAGATGTCTTACTTCACTGATTTTACGGCTGCGCTAGAAGAAGCAGAGTTCTGCGCTAAAGAAGAAAAACGCACCTATGGGATACGCATAGAAGGCGAGCAGTTCGAAGTGTACCTAGTAGAACGACGAGGAAAGCACAACCCTTTAGAAATATCCGGCAGGATGGTAAAAAGATGATTACCCCTGCTCTTATGTGCGTTGCTATGGCAGTGTACTTTGAAGCAAGGGGCGAGCCAACAGCAGGCCAGATTGCTGTAGCTCAAGTAATACGAAACAGAATAGAAGACCCACGTTACCCAGACAATGCGTGTGACGTGGTTAAGCAGGGGTACTACTGGAACGGTGTACCTATAAGAAACAAGTGCCAGTTTAGTTTTTATTGTGACGGTAAGTCGGACGACCCGAAGAACAAACAGGCATGGTTTAATGCGCTCTACATAGCGCACTTAAGTGGGTTCG